TCGCTCTTATTTTTATAGAAAGGTGGTGTCGTAATGGGTAGACCTTCAAAAGCAATGAGCAAAAAACCTACGGTTACGACACTTCAATGTTGTAATTGTAAAACAGATTATGAAGAAACTGAATTTTATGATTCTAATAGTGTGTTTTTTCAGGGTTCTGGAAAAATACCATATTGCAAAAATTGTATAAATGAAATTTATACGCATTATGTTGAGAAATATGCTTCAGAAGGTTGTGATTTCCCAGAGCAGAAAGCCATCAAGCGTTTATGCATGGGATTAAACATTTATTATAGTGATGCTATTTTTGATACTGCAAATAGAAATTCTCAGAATCAGCCTAATCAATCATTGGTTTCTTCCTATTTTCAGTTGGTAAATTTACGACAATATCGAAAAAAGAATTATGACACTACTCTATTTGATTACGAAAAGAGTAATGCGGATGATGATAGTTCGTATAAAAAGACTGGTTCAAGAATCAATAAGAAAACCCGAAGATTTTGGGGAGAAGGATTTCCAGATGAAGATTATGAATTTCTTCAGGAACAATACGATGATTGGACTACTCGGCATGAATGTAATACAAAAGCTCAAGAAGAGGTTTTTAAACAGATATGTTTTACTCAGCTTGAACTTTTAAAAGCAACTAAAGCAAAACAGGATACCAAGGATTTGACTGAGACATTTAGAAAATTGTTGGATACAGCAAAATTGCAACCAAAACAAAATTCTTCAGATACGATGTCTGATGCTCAAACATTTGGTACTTTAATTGATAAATGGGAAAATACTCGTCCTCTTCCAGAGATAGATGAACAACTACAAGATGTTGATAAAATCGGACTCTATATGGATGTATTTTTTAGAGGGCATCTCTCTAAGATGATGGGAATTAAAAATGCATTTTCCAATTTATATACAAAATTCATCAAAAAATATACGGTTAATAAACCCGAATATGATAGTGATGATAGTTCAGAAGTTATTTTTGATGCAATTTTTGGCAATCATGATTCTGAATAGGGGGTGTTGCTTATATGGCAGAAACATCCCGAAAAAAATCTGAAAAACAGATTATAAAAGAAAAAGCCCAGCGTTTAATGGAAGGAATTGCAATTTGGGCTTCATTTTACAGGTGTAATCCTCAAAGATTTGTAAAGGATTATTTGAATATAAATTTGAAATTATTTCAAAAGATATTGCTTTTTGAAATGATGCGTAACAACTATTTTATGTATGTAGCTGCCAGAGGACAAGGAAAAACGTGGCTTACTGCTCTATTTTGTATAGTCCGATGTATTTTATTCCCTAAGACTAAAATATGTATAGCTTCTGCAACCAGACCACAGGCAAATGAGGTTTTATCTAAAATCACAGACGATTTTATGAAAAACTATGGTTGGGGGTCTGAAAATTTAAAGAACGAAATTTCATACAGTGTTGTTGGTAATAACAAAGCTGTTATTGAGTTTAAGAATGGTTCTTGGATAAAGGTTGTTACTGCTGCTGATAGTGGTCGTGGTAATCGTGCGAATATTCTGATTATTGATGAGTTCCGAATGGTTGATTTGGATACTATTAATACAGTTTTAAAAAGATTCTTAACTGCACCTAGACAGCCAAATTATTTAAACAATCCTAAGTATGCTCATTTGCTTGAGCGAAACAAAGAAATCTATATGAGTTCTGCATGGTATAAAAGTCATTGGAGTTTCGAAAAAGCAAAAGCATATGTAGTTAATACATTGGATGATAAGAAAAAATATTTTATTTGTGGATTACCATACCAAATTTCTATTATGGAAGGTTTACTCTCAAGAGAACAGATTGAAGATGAAATGTCTGAAAGCGATTTTGATGAGACAAAGTTTTCTATGGAAATGGAATGTTTATGGTATGGAGATACAGATGGTGCTTTCTTTACATTTGATGATATTACCCAACGTAGGAAATTACAAACTGCTATATATCCACCAAGTATAACTGGTAATAGTAGATTGTTAAAAATTCCTGAATTACTTCCAAATGAAAGACGAATATTATCAGTTGACGTTGCGTTAATGGCATCAAAGAAAAACAAAAATGATGCCAGCTCTATTATTATAAATAGTGCTATTCCAACAAGTAATAATAATTATTTGTCAAATATTGTATTCCTTGAAAATCACGAAGGTTTAACAACGGATGAATTAGCATTAATAGTTCGAAGATTATATCATCAATATAAATGTACCGATTTAGTTATTGATACAAATGGTGTTGGTCTTGGTGTATATGATGCTCTTGTTCAAGATATGTTAGACCATGAAACAGGTGAATTATATCCAGCATTATCTTGTTGTAACGACAAGCTCATGGCAGAAAGATGTAAAGTTGAAAATGCTCCAAAAGTTATTTGGTCTATAAAAGCTAATGCCAACTTTAATAATGAAGCTTGTATTTTATTAAGAAGTGGTTTCCAATTAGGAAAAATAAATCTTTTGGTTTCTGAATTTGAATCTGAAGAGATTTTGAAAGATAGAATTAAAGGATTTAATAAAATGCTTCCTTATGAACAGATGCAGTATAAAATGCCTTATGTCCAGACTACTCTTCTTGTGTATGAGTTAATTAATCTGGAGCATGAAATCAAGGGAACAAATATTAAAATCACAGAAAAAAGCGGTATGCGTAAGGATAGATATAGTTCTTTAGCATACAACTATTGGGTTCAATGTCAACTTGAAAGAGAGATGTTGAGGAAACCTAAGAGTGGATTTAATGCCGAAGAATATGCTAGTAAATTACGGAAATTAAATAAAAAGCCTAGAGCTTATTAAAGGAGGTGAGATATGCATGAGTAGAAAACGAAACAGAAATAAGTCTCAAAATTCTCAGAAAAAATATGCTTATGTTCCTGTGTATTCAAAAGCAGACTATGAAAAAGATGAACGTGATTTTTCTAAAAGCGAGAAAAATGGAAAAATAAATTGGAGTGCTTTTCAGCGTTTGATGTTAAGAGATTTGTGTACAAATTCACATATTATAGAAACAGGCTATATTGGTGAAGTAAAATTGGAAGATGCTGAATTGGCTCTAAAATACCCTAAACAGGGTTGGCGAATCTTATTGGCTATTTCTGAAGAACTTATGCATATTTCTCCACATTATTTTCGTTTAAATAGTCTTTATAGTAATATGGCATTATTTTGTTGGTGGATTGATTTATATGATGTCAAAGAAAATGCCAATATCACTACTATAAAAAAACTATATGGAAATTTGGCTGCAAAGCTTGAAACAATGAATCTAAAACATGAATTTGCTAAAATTATGAAGGTAATTCCTTATCAAGATATATATTGTGGTTTACTTGTTGAAAATCAAACTGATTTTTTTATTCAACAAATAAATTATAAAATATGTCGATTATATGAGGTTCAAGATGGATTATATAATTTTATTATTAATCTTTCTGCTATTCAACCTCAGAAGTTGTCAGCTTATCCTGATTACGTTCAAAAGGCTTATCTTGATTTTCAGGATGGAAAGTTGAGTAGCAATTGGTATTACCCACCAGCAGACAGGCAGATTTGTGTAAAATTGAATAGTCAGTGGACATATCCCTACCCTCTTCTTATTGGATTGGTTAGGGATATTTTAGATTTAGATGTTTATAAAAAACTCAAATTGCAATCTGCAAGAACTGATAACTATAAGGCAATTATGGTTAAAGTTCCAATTGATGAAACAACGGTTGACAAACCATTATTAACTCCAGATACTCTTGGAATTTTTGCGGAAATCAACAGAGAAAGTATGAGTGATGATATTGGTTTAATTCATACCCTTGGTTCTGATGGGGAAGCAATTAGTTTTAAAGACTCAAGCAATACCAGAAACAATGTTTCAGATGCTATTGATGAAATATACAATGCATCTGGAGAAACAAAAGAACTATTTAATGGTTCTTCTTCTGGTACAGCGGTTACATTTTCTGTGGAAAATGATTCTGGATTCATTTATGGATTATATCGTCAGTTTGAACGATGGATGAACAGATATATCAAACTGAGAAAATATAATAAGTCAACATTTAAGTTCTATTTTTATCTTTTAGATATAACGATTTTTAATCGTGACAATGTATCAAAAAGGTATAAAGAAGCTTGTACTCTTGGTGCAAATGTCATTGATAAATGGCTTGCTACTTTAGATATGACCCCTTCAAGAACTTTAGGAGCAAAAATTATTCATCAAGATATTTTTGATTTTTACAATAATTTTATCCCCCTCTCCTCTTCATACAATGGTGGGGAAGCTGGTAGACCTACTAATGAATCTCAAGGAAAAACTTTGGATGTTAGCGGAGAAGTAACTAAAAATCGTGATAGCAATAAAGATAGGTAGGAGGATATATGGCTGATTCAAAAATTAAAAAATCTGTATTATCCTTTCCTGTCATGTTTCAAAAAACTGAGGAAATTGAAAATTCAGATTGTCGATTTACAAAAGTAAAAATTTGGTTAATGCATCTTGGTCAGAATTATAACGGAAGTGTTTTTGAAAAATCAGTTGTTGATGATGCGTTACCTACATTGGGATATATTCCTATTGTAGCATTTATTGAAAACAATCGTTCTGGAGAACAGGACTGTTCTGACCATAGATATATTATTACAAAAGACGAAAAAGGTGTTCGTAGAAAATATCAGGGTGTTGCATATGGTGTAATTACTTCTGGTGCGGATAACAACGCTCATTATGAAGAAAGACTTTGTGATGATGGAGAAACACGAACATTTTTAGTTGTTGATGGATTAATTTGGAATATGTTCGAAGATAGCTCAAACATTATCAATAGAGATTTGATTAAATCACAATCAATGGAATTGTGGGATGATGGTTCATCTGTAGAGGGCTATGAGGACGAAAATGGAATTTTTCATTTTACCAAATTTTCATTCAGAGCTGCTTGTATCTTAGGAAAAGATTATGAGCCAGCAATGATTAATTCAACTGTTGAAGTTCAATTCACTATTAGTGATTTTGTTAAGAATATCCAGAGTGAATTAAACGATAAATTTACAACTTTCACCAAATTGGTGAATGAGAAAAATACTAAAGGAGGTATTAGAACTATGCCAAATACAGACTTCACACAGACTGTTATGGAACAGTTTGCAGATATTTCCACTATGGTTCGTCAGGCTGAGACTATGAAGGATAGATGGGGGGATGAAGTACCTCGCTATTACCTCAGAGATATTCAGGATAACGAAGTAATTGTTGTTGATAGAGTAAATAATTATCAGTTTTATGGCTTCCCATTCACTATGAGTGGTGATAAGGCAACAATTGACTTTACCAAAGGAAATAGAAAGAAAACACAGTATGTCAACTATGAAGAGGGCGAAGTTGTTCCAGAAGGAAGCTTTGATTTTGGAACACACATTTCTGAAATTGAGAATGTTGCATACTCAAAAGTTACAGATGCGGAAGCAAAGGTAACAACTGCCGAGACAGCAAAAGCTGAAGCAGAGACAAATTATAGTCAGGTAAAAGCTGATTATGATGAATTAAAGCCTAAATATGATGAATTTGTTCGTGCAGAACAGGCTAGAATTGACGATGAAATTGATAAAAAGAAAGATGCGGAATTTGCACGTTATGAAGCAGCTCTTTCTGGAGATACAGAATTTGAATCTCTAAAAACTTTAAAAACAGATATGTCTTTAGAAGATATTGAAGGAAAATGTGCAATCTTATATGCAAGAAAAAACCTTGCACAGACAAATTACACAAAGTCTAACTCACAGGGCTTAACTGTTGGTGTTATGGATGATACAACTGGTGACGAAGGATATGTTTCTACAAAATATGGAAATATCCCTGTAAGTAGACGATAAAATCAAGGAGGTAATTGAATATGGCTATTTATACAGTATTTGAGTCAACAAATATGGGTTCTACTCACTACGCAGAAAGAATTTTTGATGCAGTTGCAACAACTGATGTAGAGAATGGTACTTTTGGTTATTTGGATGGACTCGCAGATGGTGAAAGTAATATTTACAAATTTGTAGCTGGTACTAAAGAGGGCGAACCTGTTGTTGTTGTAGACCAGCCAGCATGGACTGAAGATACTTGCCGTATCACAAATCAGAGAAAGGATAAGTTTATTAATGAAGCTGGTGTTCCTTTTAGAGTGCGTGTTGTTAAGAAGAACGATGAGTTTGGTATTACAGCAGAGGGAATTACTGCTGAAACTAGAGAGAAGCTTAAAGAGAAAGCTTTTCTTACAATTGATTCTACTGGTAAGTTAGTAGCTTCTGAAACTACAACTTCTGGTGCAATCATGGAAGCAACTGTAGAGAGAAAACGTATCACAGGTGGTACTATTGCTACTGCTGCTCATAACTATGGATATTCCAGAACAATTTACGAAGCTAAAGTAAAAACATTAGCTTAATTTTGATGAAGGAGGAACAATAATATGCCTAGAACTAATTTTAGTGCTGAAGAGACAAAAGTATATGACCTTGCTCTTGATTTAGCAAGAGGTGAATTTTCTCTTCATGTTGATAAGGAAAAGGTTGGTCGTAAAGACCTTGAAGATTATTTAAGAAATAAAATCAACAATGACATTCTGAAAGGTGCATCACTTTATCAGGCTTATAGACGTAACAATATTGTTATGTTTGAAATTGTTGAAGAAATTACAAACGTAACCATCAGTGAGAATGTACTTAGTTCTCCTTTTATTGATGCTTTCGTTGAAATGAAAAACCGTTATCTTGGAGATAGAACAGCATTTTATTCTGAAGGTGGATTACTTTCAGTGGCTTCTTTTGCTGGAAATCACTGGGATACAAATAGACAGGCTGTAGACCTTGGAGAAGAAATTACACTTCCAAAAGAGTGGATTTTTATTCATGTTTACGAAGAGCTTGAGAGATTCTTACTGGGTATTACTACTCTTGAGAAGCTTACAGATAAGATTTATAAATCTATCAATAAATATATTCAGGATAGACTGTATGTACAGTTCCAGAATGTAGCAAATGCAGTTCCTACTGAGTTTTCTAAAAATGGTAACAGTGAGGAAGCAGTTGGTAGTCTTTGTGATTTAGTACAGGCTGCTGGTGGTTATGATTCATTAACTATCGCTGGTACTAAAGGAGCATTAAGAAAGCTTGCTGGTATTATTCCTGATAAAATGTTTGCTGATAGTCAGAAAGAAGCAAAAGCAAATACAGGTTCTATTGGTGATTGGGAAGGTAATAAGTTAATGATTATCCCTCAGACACTTAAATCTGGTACATTTGAGCTTGCTCTTGATGATAGTAAACTGTTTATTATGGGTGGAGATGTTAAACCTATTAAATTAGAGTTTATCGGTGATACTCGTACTGATATGGATACCACAGGAAAGAAATACAACGATATGACTGTTGATATTCAGTTACAGACCCTTATGGGTATTGGTCTGATGCTTCCTCAGTATTTTGGAGTATTTACATTTGCTTAAATGCTATTAAGGTTATACGCTATATGTAAGAAGAAAGGAGATTTAGTATGCCAAGAACTAAAGCTGCAACTAAGTCTACTGTTGAGTCAGATGCTACAAAGGTGGCATCTGACAATTCTTCAGTAGATGAAGTTAAAACAACCACAAAAGAAACAAAAAAGGTAGAACCTTTACGTGATTCAGATGAAATTGAAGTTGTATCTCTTATTTCAAATGTTTCATATAAAGATAATCGTACAAATGATATGTACGAATGGGATGAAGTTGGTCATTCAGAATTAATGACTGTTGAAACAATCAAAAATATGTGGAGAAATCATAAAGGTTATTTCAGAAATCTTTGGTTAAAACCAATGGATGATAGAATTATTAATCAGTTTGGTTTAACAAGAACTTACGAAAAATATGAGTATTTGATGGATGAATCCAATTACACCAGAGACAAAATTGATGAAATAATTGCTTCTATTGATGCTACTCCTAATGGACTTAAATTTGCAATCTGTAATAAGATTAAAGATTTGGTTATCAACGGAGATGTTTCTGATGTGTCTGTAATTAAAGCAATTGAAAAGCATCTGGATATTGACCTGATTTCTTTTATTTAAGTAAGCCTGCAAATAAAAAGTCAAGGCTAAATTGAAAGAACATTGAAAATT